GGTCCAGTCGATGTCGTCCAGGTCACCGGAGCGGATCCGGTTGCCGTCGATGCCGCCGACCGACGCCAGCATGCGGTCGCCCAGCTCCTCGGCCTGCATCTCGAAGCTGAAGACCGCGACCGCTTTGCGCAGATGCAGCGCGACGTGCTCGGCGATGTTCTGTGCCAGCGTGGTTTTGCCCATCTTCGGGCGCGCCGCCAGCACGTACAGGCCGCCCGGCTTCAGCCCGCCCAGCAACGTGTCGAGCTCGTCGATGCTCGTGGTAATGCCATGGATTCCGCCCCCGTCGCGTGAGCGTTCGCCCAGGCGTTCGAACACGCGATCCATCACCGGCGCGACGGATTCCAACTCGCACGGCTGGCTATCCATCAGCGAACCGATGCGCGACTGCGCGCTGCCAATCAGCTCGATGCTGCTCTGGCCTTCTGGGTTATAACCGGCATTGGCGATGTCGGTACCGACCTGGATCAGGCGACGCAACCGCGCCTTGTCCGCAACGATCTCCGCATATGCGCGGATGTTGGCTGCCGACGGCGTGGTGCTCGACAGCTCGATCAGGTAAGCGCCATCGCCCACCTGCTCCATCAAGCCCTGCGCCTCGAACCAATCGCCCATCGTGACCACGTCGAATGGACGGCGCGGCTGTGCGATGGCCATCTCGCGAATGGCGCGGAAAATCAGCATGTGGTCGCGGCGGTAGAAGTCGCCCTCTTCCACCAGGTCGGCAATGTCATCCCAGGCCCGGTTAACCAGCATCAGCCCGCCGAGCACAGCCTGCTCGGCTTCCACGCTGTGCGGCGGCACGCGCAGCTGCTGGAGCTGATCGGCGCGGTCGCCGCGCTCTGCGCCGTATTCGGCGGCCATGCGCTCGATGTCGTCGTGCATGCTCATGCGGCCACCTGCCCTACTTGCGCCTCAGCGTCGCGCACACGGCGGTATTGCTCGCCGATGGTGGTCAGCGTGTAGCCGGTGGCCGGATGCAAGAACCAAATCTTCTGCCAGTTGCCGCGCACCGCGTTGCGGAAGACTGCGCGCCAGTCGGCATAGCGCTTGGCGTCTCCGCTGTAGCGGTCCGCGAACGACAACCACGCCAGCTCGATGAACTCTTCGGGGATTGCTGCTTTTTCCGCCCAGGCGAAAACGGGGTCGTCAGCACGGATCGCATCCTCGTCGCCAAGCGAGGTGTTCCAGCTGTCGAAGGTCTGCATGCGTGGCTTCGGCGAAGCACTGGCGGATGCTTCGCTTCTGTTGCTTATTGGTTCTTTACGGTTAGACCGCAGCTGCTGCGGGGGTGACTGCGGCATTTGCGGGGGTTTGTGCAAATTTTGCGGGGGTTCCACCGCAGCTGCTGCGGGGGTGCAGCCACTGCGGGGGTGCAGCTGCTGCGGTGGTTGGTAGGCGTCCGGAGTGATGACGTACCGGGTGTGTCGGCCGTTCGCGCGGTCAGCGGTGACCAGGCCGACAGACTCAAGCCAGCGGATGGCGCCGTGCACTGTTCGCTCGCTCAGACAGGTGCGCTCGCAAATGGTCGGAATCGACGGCCAGCAGTGGCCCTGGTCGTTCGCGTTGTCGGCAAGCGAGATGAGCACCGCCTTGGGCGACGGCGGCATAGTCATCGGCCAGCACTGGGACATGATCAGCGTACTCATGCCAGACGCCCTGCCCGCTCCATGCGCTTCACCTGGCCAGAGCTGCGGCCTTCGCATTCGCGCTTCATGTCGAGCCAATAGGCGCGCGCGAGATTGGGCTTGCCGGCCTGAGTAGCCGCGCGCATGGCAGAGGCGATGCGACGGATGCGGCGCTCCCGGCGCCAGTCTTCGAGCAGCTGCAGGATCATGCCGCAGCCCTCGCCCGATCCACGGCTGCACTGGCATGCCGGGCAATCTGCGCTGCAATCGCCTGCAGGTCGCCGCAGATTCCGCCGATGGCTAGTGCTTCATTTGCGGTGATGCGGCCGTCATCCAATGCGTCGCCAATGATCTGGCACAGCTTCCCCTTGATCTCGCCGGCATCGATCAGCGCGGCGACGAGCGAACCTGCTTCGGGAACATCAGTCGGCACGACCGTGTAGCCGTGCTCGGCGGCTAGCGCATGCAGGATGCGGTGGTCGCCCGTCAGCCCCATGATCTCGCTGGCCTCGGTCAAGGTCAGGTGGTGCGTGCGGGTATTGGGATTGACCTTGCTGCGCAGAACGGCAGCAGACATCGGCTTCTCTTCGCCGCGGTCATTGGTGGAAATGAGGCGTGTGGCCAGGGCCACGCTGCCACCGGGATAGTCGAGAACGGTTTTATGTGCTGCGTCGGCGATGTGCATCGGGCTGGGTACCTGAACGTAATATTTGGCGACCGCCCTGGCCAAGATGTGCGCCATGGACGCACTACAGAGACGGCTCAGAGCAGCGAGGAAACGGGCGCCGAATGTCACGACGATCATTCGGTGGAAAGGCAGCGTGTTCGCGCTGCGGTGGGTCAACGAACGGATGGACGTTCGACTGCTACGGAAGGCTTGAAACGTGAAGCGGAGAGGCGTCGCCCCCCTTGCGGTAGGCTGCTGTTTCCACACGAACAGCCCGCAAGGAGGGCGACATGAAACTGGAAGACATCGAGGCAATTTCCAGCGGCTTAGGCGAGCAGCTTGGAAATGTGTCCCTCGGCAGTGCGACCCTTTTGCATGCGGTGATCCTGGCTCTCGCAAAGCAACCAGGAATCGACGGTGCAAAATTAGTCGCGGACATCACAGAGCTCCTGGCGACCGTGACGGACGGGACGCAAGGCCAGATGGCGAAGACGTTGACCAGTTGGATCCAGAGCTCCTGATCTGTTGCTCAACAACTGCTGCCAAGCTGGCGCTCACACTTTGGGCGTCAGCTTTCTCGGCCGCCGTCGGCTTGTTGAGCCAGTCGCGCACCCACAGCCGGGGATTGAAGCGGTCAGGCAGCATCGGCCACCTCGGTGTCGGGGCTGGCGGGCACTGGGTCGAAGACGTCGGGGCGAGCCAGGCGCAGGTATTGCAACCTCGCTGCCGGAATACCGCTGCGTCGCCATTCACTGACCGACGGTGGCTTTACGTCACAGAGTCGGGCCACCGCGAACGTGCCCCCCAGAGAATCGATGATTTGATTGGCGTCCATGGGCACCAATTGTTAGGCATTCCTACCCATTTGGCAATAGGCATTCCTACTCCGCCGATGGTTAGGCTTGCCTAATGGAGACTTGGGCCGAACGGCTGCATGAAAGAATGGTCGCCGCTGGCAAAAAGCCGGCGGATTTGGCGCGTGCGTGCGGCATACAACCGGGCTCGGTCAGCGGCTGGTTTGGCCAGGGCAAGCCAACGAAGATGATTTCGGGCGACAACCTGATCGCAGCGGCTTCATTTCTCGACGTCAGCCCCGAGTTCATCATGACGGGCCGAAGCGGCGTACGTCGCGAATCTCATCCTGTGGGACTAGATATCGAGAAACTAACGGCCGTGCTTGCTGTTGTAGAGGGCGCGATCAGGGACAGTGGAAAAAGCGTTCCAGCGAGCTTTAAGGCTCGAATGATCAAGCGTGTTTACGAGGGCAAGCACGTTCTGACAGCAGAAACCGCGGATGCAGTTCAGGCCGCGATTGCTGGAATTCTTGAGACCATAGGAACCGATTGATGGACGCGATTGCACTGCTACGTGAGGACCTGGCTACGATGCTGGCCGAATCTGGCCTACCCTCGATGGATCCACTAGATCAGCTTCATCCTCCAGTAGACGCTTCGCCCCGGGCGCGCAAAGTCAGGTCCATCATCAGGATCGCGGACCAATACGGGTGGCACTCTGCCATCACTCATTTTCTGGATTTAAAGCGCGTGAGTTATCTATCCGATCTCACGATGCCGCAATTGGGCGACCTGCTCGACCGGATGCATGGCTACGTCGACGCGGCTGAGATTGGCGCGAGCCTCCCCGATTACGCCCCAGCCTACTAAAACCGCAAATCGAAGGATCGAATATGGCGCTTGTCTCGTGTCAAGAGTGCGGGAAGCAGGTCAGCGACAAGGCCGCCGCGTGCCCTGGTTGCGGCGCGCCGCCTTCCTCAGCCGTGATCGCTCCAGTTGCTCACCACAACAATGCTTCGGCGAAAGGCAGCATTTTTGCCAGACTAGTAATGTGGGTGGTCATCGGCGTGGGGGTGATCGTGGCGCTTTTCGTTCTCTCGGCCGTGGTGGCCGGCATCCTTGAAAACCCAGTGTCCGATGCGCAGAGCGTCATCGATCGCCAGCTTGCAAGTGATTTGAGGCACGAGTTCGATCAGAAAAATGCCACTTACACAAGGCTCAACGGTAACGTCTACGTGTGCAGCACCATCTTGCTTAATCGACCCGGGACCGGACCGCTCGCAATGGACAACGTACGCCAGCGAGTCATCGTCACGATGTATCGGACCGGCGCTGGGCTCGCGATCATGGACGGTAGAACGGATCCTGTCGGGCAAGCGGAGTTTGCGTCCGACTGGGCTGCGCACTGCCGGTAAGTAATTTCTGAAGCATGGGAGCCCTGGTCTACCGGGGCTTTTTTTTGACACAGCAAAAAAGTTAGGTATTCCTATTGACAGTGTTCGTAGGAATGCCTAACTTATATCCAGGCCACAGCGAACCCGGATCCCGTCCCGGGAAGTGGCATGGAGACTCTGGATGTCCAGCACCCGCTGCCACCCGTACCACCCCCAATGCGGTTGCGCGACCTGCAGCCGGCACGAGCTGTCGGACGAGCGCGCCGACGTTCTGGCCGATGCCCTGCACCGCTCTGGCTTCGTTCTGAGCGAAGCGCTGGGCGAGCTGACGACCGAGCAGCTGGCTCTAATTGCCGGCCACCTCGCGGACGGCAACGACACCGGCGCGGCGGAGATCCTGCGCAACGCGGTCGGCGACTACCTGTCCCAGCTGATCAGCGGCCGCATGGACGACGTGGACTGCTCGCGCATCGAGGCGGTGCAGCACTACCT